TATCGGAGAAGCATTCAAGCAGCAAGCCGAAGCCGACAAGAAGGCTTACAAGTGGGTTGCTTCTATCTCTGCTCTGGTTCGTCCCGGTATCACTTGGTTGCTCTTCGGTCTGTATACGGCTGTCAAGATCGTCACCATCATGTATGCTGTCAATAGTGGTTTACCCGCTATCCAGGTCATGCAAGAAATCTGGACTGCTGATGACTTCAGTATGCTGATGATGATTCTGACGTTCTGGTTCCTTGGTCGGAGCATTGAGAAACGTGAACCCCGCAATTGAACTATGTAAGAATGTTCTAGTCAAGCCCTTTGAAGGATGCGCTAAGGTTCTGCCTGACGGTAGGGTCAAAGCGTATCCTGATCCGGGCACAGGCGGACACCCGTGGACTATCGGCTATGGCTCTACTGGCCCTGACATCAATCCAGACACAATCTGGACTATGGAACAGTGTGAGAAGGGCTTAGACGAGCACATGGAGTACTTCTATGTGGGTGTGATGAAGCTCTGCCCCGGTCTGAAGGACGAGCCACCCAGGCGACAGGCTGCTGTGCTGTCATGGGCCTACAACTGTGGACTGGGTAACCTTCGTATCAGTACCTTCAGGAAGAGGATCAACGAGAAGAACTGGGAAGAGGCTGCGCTGGAGTGTCTCAAGTGGGACAAAGCAGCCGGTAGAGTGCTCAGAGGATTGACTAGAAGGAGACAGGCAGAAAGCCTGCTGTTGAAATAATTAAGCCCCTGTCAAGGAACCTTTATAGGAACCTTGCAGGGGCTTTTTTTTATTCCGTGAAGAAATCTCCGATCAGGATTTCAATGAACGGTATCTTTATGATTAGGCCAACAAAGCAAACAACTTCTTCTTTGCCTTCCTCGTCTAACATACAGTACCGGTTGATCTCATTGTGCTCGATGTCGAAGCCGATACCGAGCCTGAACTGTAGGATGAAGTTCACGGTAGTTCGCAGGCTCCAGCCGTGCAGGCCAAAGTCTGTGCTCCTTCTACATTGTCAGTCCTTTCAATGAAAGCATCCCAGTCAATCCCCGCAGGCATTGCAGCCTTTAGGCGTTCGTACTCCGCACTGTCGATCTCCTCATACGGTGCCTGTCGATAGGTTCCTCCGTCCATCGGCAGGAAAGACACGCCAGTGATCTTGTCAAAGTTGTCCCACACCCAAGCACCAACCTTAGGCCACTCTTGCTCCTTGACAGAGATGGTCACAGAAGGCTTGTGCTCACAGTAGTGTTCCTGATACAGCAGCCACAGACGCAGGTGCTTGATAGCATCCAAGTCCTCACGCAGCACAGCACCGTCAGCCACAGCCACAGGGAAGCTGAACACTGTCGTGCTGTCAGACTTATAGAAGTCAGGCTCTGACGGGAACCCTTGAGACTTCAGGAAGTCAGTGAGAGGGTCTTTGTTATCAGAACGAACCCGACGAATATAATACTTAGCGTGTTGAGGATGAATACCACTAGCAGTGCCCGTGAGCTGGGAGACTGTACCCTCAGGTTTGATAGCTGTGATAGCAACACTCCGGTTGATACCGATAGCGTCAGCCATAACAGCATTAGTGTGAACAGCATGAGTTTTCAACTTCTCCAAAAGGTCAGGTAGACGAGGATCGTCAGGGTTGTTCAGCAACGAGTTATCTAGGATACCCGTCATTGACACGCCTAGCAGTCGTTCCTCTTCGGTGTTGTTTTGCCAAATCTTGCGAAGATACGGGAAGTTCGTAAGTGTTGACTGCCAAGTTCCCAGGATAGTTGCAAGACGCACTTTACGCTCAAGAGAACCGTAATCATCGCTAGGCCGCACAATGACAGAACTAAGATTACAGAACTGATAAGGGCGTAGAATAATTTCACTACAGGGATTCGTTCCCCATTCCTGATTTGGGTCGCGACGGCCATTACGAGCCGCCTGAGCTTGACTAGCATACCGATTGAAGATACCTCGTTCACCAGAGTGTGATTCATAAATAGCAGACCATTCGCGCATGAACTGACCAACAGAGGGCTTGGTCGTGTAGACTGCCGAGTTGTTAGCCAATGCACGCTGTGCGTTTCCTTCCCACCAGTTTCCTGCCTTAGCGTGAGCCATTCGGTCATCGCTCAGGTCAGACAGACTAATCATCGCAGACCGGCGTACCCCTCCAACCACAACGACTTCCCCGATCTTGCACAGAATATCATGGCATTCCAGCGAGTTAAGTTTACGACCAGCGGCTGCCTTGAATTTAGCGACAGTGTAGCGGAACAACTCCACCAACGGTTCCGGGCCACTTGCTCGACCACCAAAGGTCTTAAGGCGTGCCCCAGCAGGACGTACGGCGGATACATCCCACTTAGGTACTTCTCCGGCATACAGGAGGGCAATAATCTGTCGCAGAGCCTTTGCCCAGCCTTCCTTAGAGTCCTTGACGACCACCACAGTGTTAGAGTCAAACAAATGATCTGGAACTTCTGGCAGACGATTGACATACTTTTCCTCTACGCTAAAGCCTACCCCTGTACCACAGAGCAGGATATACATTGCCTCATCGAATGCCTTAGGATCATCAACGGGCAGGTACGAGCAGTTGTATCCGGCCACATTCTGACGATCCAAGGCATCGCCTGCGGTCATAATCGCACGCATGGACGGCACAACCTCAAGGTTCGTCACAGCATCTTGCAGTTCCTTGCGAAGCTCAGTAGGCAAGAGGTAGTTGTGTTTCTTCCTCAGGTGTCCTTCCATGAAGTCAAAGTAACGATTGACTGTCTCAGGCCAGTGCTCACGGCGGCCTTTGTCGTCAAGGTAACGGGAATACCTGGACTTGGCAATGTAGGTTTGGTACGGGGTCATTAAAATTCCTTCTCTAGTTGTTCTTGTTTATCTTCGATCAGGTCTTCAAACCGATCTACGATGTCTTCGCTCTTCAGGTCTAAAAGCTCCAGAAGCGTTACTTCATCCAGAGCCTTCAGACGATCCTTCAAATCATTGAATGTCAGGGTCATACTTATCAATCTCCCGCTGGAGATACCAGAGGGCTTTCTTCAAGTCCTCTAGGCCATTCTTTTGTCGGTGTCGAGCCACATACTTGATGACATTGGAGAGCCTGAAATTCAGCTTCCAAGCCTCAATAGCATCGATAGGCTGCACCGTGCTGTAGTTGTAATGAACTGGCTTGCTAATAGCATCCATATTCTGTTCTTCTTCCTTAGTTGTCTCAGCGTATATGTTCTTGTCAACCCAGTTCTCGTACTGCGTACCCTTTAGCGTGAAGCAGGTGTCGCAGATACGGTGCATGGTTTGCTTGACAGGCCCATAGAAGCAGGTCTTACACGATATGTCTGAGAGTATCCCTCGACTCACTAATTGTTCCCTTAGCTGCTGACCAAGTTGCACAGTCTCGGCACTGATACCGCTGGTATCGACCTGCTTTCGTGTGATTATAACCTCGCTTTTGGACATTGTGACTCCCACAAGTAGGACAAACATGGTCAGTGTCCATGTGAACACCGCGATTAGGATGGTTCTTGATCCAAGGCAGGAACCGCTTGTACACCTTCTCAAGCAACAAAACATCTTGGACATTGTACGCCTGCATACGAGTCCAGGCATCCTTGTCCTTGTTCATGCACTTGATCCACAACTCAAAGCCTTCGTGAGACACCTTCTGCCCCAGTCCTAGAGCACGACCAACATAGTCCAACTTGTTGCTCGGGAACCGGAACTGCTGTCGTGCCGTCTTCAGAAGGTCAATCTGGGCATATGGACTAGGAGGTGACATCCCTGCCTCCAGGAACTCCTTGTTGAGCGTAGGAATGTCAAACCTAGAACCATTGTAGTGGACTACTGCGTCAGCCTCATCCAGCAGCTTGTGGATGCGTTGTAGCATTTTCTTGCGTCCACCCATAATGCTGCTGAACATGACATCTTCTTGATCCAGCCACTTAGCAGCCCAGCACAGCATTGCGCTAGAGTCCACGATCTGACTGATGCTGATGTTTTGCTTGAAGAGTCCCCAGACATAGGCTGTGTTCGGTGCAGTTTCGATGTCAAGTAGTAGTATCTTCATCGCTAGGGAAGTCTTTGAAACCAGTAGGTTCGTTGATTGTGATGTTCTTACGGATGTCGTACCCGTAGACAGAACCCATAAAGTCTAAGAACTTCTGCATAACATCCGGCCAATATGCGATGTTCTCAGAGCATTCATAGCTGATGCGGCGACCATCGTCAATATAGGTGAACTTAAAAGTCTCAAAATCATCATTCATTTTCTACCAAAGCCTCCATTACGTTAGGGAAATCACGCCACAGTTCCTGCTCACACAGGAGCGCAATCTCACGGTGTTCCTTCTGAGTCTCCACTCCAGTCCTGATCTGGATATAGTGGAGCCAACTCCTTAGTGTTCCATTCATGTACATCTTGCTCGTTGTCAAGCCCTCTGGCAAGACCTTCCGAGCAACTTCCTTAGCTATTCCTACATTCAGTGCGTTCTCATACGCCGCCTTAGCAGCCTTGAGTACATTGGACTGCTGCTCTTCCCAGAACCGGATCATCTCCCGATCTTCTACGGGCAGACTGTTCTGTCTGTTCTTTTCATCCTGTAGCCGTGGCTCAGAATAGGCATAGCCGTCTGCCACTGCGTACCGCTGACTGAACTCCTGGAAGGAGAAGCTACGATGCCTCAGAATCTGCCTTGCGATGTCTCGTGTGCATTCTATCTCCATGCAAACATTAACCATCTCGAAGGGACTCCAGTGCTTGTGCTTTATCAGGTACTTGATTAGAGGAACATACTTCTCATTTGCCTGATTCGCTGGGTTCGATACCCGAGCCATGTACGCTATCAGCTTCTCCGCCTCCGGCGTCTTCCACACTGTCTTCACGGACGGCATATTTCATTCCTTCCTTAATTCCATTCTTGATTGCTTCCATGATAGCGAAGCGAATCAATGCCTCTTTTTCCAAGGCAGTCAACTCAAAGCTAAAGTCTGCACTCCCGTCCGGGTTCTCACGAATCTGCGTTACTTCCACGGTACTCTTCCTTAATGAACTCAATGAAGTCCGTATGACACATGTAGTATTCCAACAGAGTGATAAAAGCACCCTTCAACCGAAAGTTCTGAGCAATGTCTTCAGGATGACCGCCAGAGAAGTAAGATACAGTAGCCAGACCGTCTTTCAATGACTGGACAAGGAACTCATCCAGTGCTTCGTCAGGGATTTCGATTTTCATTGTACACCTTAAAGAAGTAATCAGCGTCTACGATCACCAGCGGCTTGCACTGATTCTGTTTGATGACCACCAGAGGCTCGTAAGTCCCGTGCGTGGCTGCTTGACGGTAAAAGTCGTACACAGCAATCTTTGCATGAGACTTACATTCGATCTGGAACGGGTAAATCTTCCGAGCAGCAGGAGACAGTTTGATATCAGCGCCGCCTGCACCCATGCTAGTGCTTACAACATCGTCAGGCTCCAGCGTAGGCGCATACTCCAGCATCTTCTTAGCAGTCCACTGCTGCAACAGCCTGCCTTTGTTCTTTGCGCTACTTGGTTTCATTCATTGTCCTAGAATACTGATGAAGCAAACCACCAAAAGTGTCAACAAACTCCTCATCATGGTTTGTCTTACCCATTGTAAACAGCACTGCATGGACAAGTTCATGGTAAAAGGTAGCCTCCTGAGCCTGCTCCGGCAACGATGCACGAATCTTGATCGTGTGCGTTTCCGGGTCACACAGGCCCATCTCAGTCATGTGCGCTACGCTTAAGACTGTCCACTGGCATCCTGCGAGGTTGAAGGAGGCAACCACATTTGATCCGGCGTCCTTCGCAACCACAGCAGTTGCCCGTTTTCTGTCAGTCTTTCTAGCGACAGTTCGTGTTTCTGATACGTCTTCCATACAGCCTCATACAGTTCTTGTTCAGTTTTACATTCACTAAGTATCTTGGTGGCCTTTACTGGCCCGATACCGTGAATGCCCTCAATATTGTCTGTTCTGTCTCCTGTCAGCATCTGCTTGTAGAAGTTCCGTAGCCCTTCAAACTCAGTGACCGTGTACTTCTCGCATTTGACAGGATTGTAATGAAGCCCTGGAAGTTGATCCAAGTCTTTATCCACATGGACGATCCAAGCACTAGGGTTCTCCGTGGATGCGATACCGACAGCATCGTCAGCCTCCTCGCCATCAGTCACGATTGCACCCAAACGCTTGACCAAGACATCACGAAGATACTCGTAATGCTTGGGCTTCTTCATGTCCTTGCGGTTGCCCTTGTACGGAACAGTCTTGGCAATGTCGTATCTGTAGTTAGACTTGCCGGTGATCCACGCCTTGTAATCCTCGCACTTCAAGTCGATGTATACAATGTCAGTGAACCACTCGACAAGCCTAGCCCTAGCAATGCTCTCGGAGTCATTCTCTGACGCGAAGCCGATGCGATAAACCATCACATCAGCATCCACGAGAGCGATACTAGGATTAGAGGACATCTTCCGTTTCTTCCTTGACTGCGCCTTCAGGATTGTAGGTCTTCAGTTCAGTTACGATCAGCTTCTGGATGCTCGGAGCAGAGCCGAACTTGGCAGACATCTTGTGACGGTACGAAGTCACCAGGGCAACAACCTTGGTGCCGTTACCGATCTTCTTGATGTCCACGGGGTTACCGTCTTCGTCCACAGGCTCAAACACGAACTTGGACTTACCAACGATGAACTTGCCCATCGTGTCCTTGTTCTTGATCTTGATGCCCAACTCCTCCAGGGCTTCGCAAGCCTTGTCAGACAGCATACCGAGAGTGCATTCGTACTTCGTGTTGTCTTCGTTGAACTTGGTGTTGAACTCTGCCATCCAGTTGGCCCAGAAAAGCTCACCAGCAACGCGAACAGGCTTGTTATCACTACTCATTTCATCTTCCTTTCAGTTTTACAATGGTGCGGCTGGCGGGACTCGAACCCACACAGCGTAAGCCGGGAGATTTTAAGTCTCCTGTGTCTACCGATTCCACCACAGCCGCGAGAGAGCTACTATTGTAGCGTCATATTGTCCGGAATGCAACCATTTTCTTCATAAGCCCTTATGATGTGCAGGGCTTCCATGAGCAAATGCTTTGCATCATCGTAGTTCATGTTCTGAGAAATCTTCAGATCGAAGCCTTCCTCATCTGCTTGAATGATTACGATGCCAGCCGGAGAACTATCAATGGGTTTCTTTCCAATTCTTGCCAATCTTGTACTCCCCGTCCAATGGACATCGTAACTTAAAATGTTGTCCTGCTTCCACAATGCTCAGCCGTGCAGCCTTGCCTGCTTCGTCGGCAACACTGGCGTGACACTCAAACTGAAACTCATCGTGGACATTGGCAACTAGCTTCACTGGCCACTTGTTCTTCTTGATCTTGTCATAGAACAAGCACAGTGCCTTCTTCATCACAATCGCTCCGGCACCCTGGAGAAGGCTGTTAAGTGCTGCATGCTCGGAGCGAACCCAAATCTTACGACCATCAAGCCCCGGTACAAAGCCCTTGCCTGCATACTTGGATACCTTATCTCGTAGAGCCTTGAGTGCGGGAGTCGCATTAAGGAAGGAACTCGTAAGTCTTTCACCGTCCTTTGCCGACCCACCAACGATAGAACCAATCTTCGATGGCCCTGCCCCGTAGAGGAAAGCGTAGATGAACGTCTTTGCTTGATCCCGTGTCTGTAGTCCTGCTGCTTTTTGATTCTTCGTGTGGACATCAGTTCCGTCCTTGGAAGACCCTTCCACAACCGTCTTGACATAATCGTCATCCTTCATGTAGTGTGCCAACATCCGAAGCTCTAGCCCTGATGCGTCACAGCCAACCAAGACATTCCCAGTCTCCACAGTCCAGCACTGACGGCACTCAGGCCCATAGACAGACCCTGCGTTGGGAATCTGTGCCATGTTAGGGCTTTGATGTGTCATCCGGCCTGTTACAGCGCCGTTGGTGATAACCCTACCATGCACCCTGCCGTCAGAGCCTACAGCCTCCATCCAAGACTCAATTTGAGCCACACGTTTCTGTAGCATCAGGTACTCAGCAATCAGTTTAGCCTCTGGAAGTTCGATCTTCGACAGGATAGATTCGTCAACCATCGGCTGTCCTGTCTCGGTGAACTTCTCTGGCTTCCACCCAAGCTCAATCAGCTTTTCTCCGATCTGCTTGCGTGATCCTGGGTTGAAAGTAACCAACAACGGCTTGAGTTGCTTTCCTGTCTTTTCGCTGACTCTTGGGACTTCGTAGGATGGCCATCGCTGCTGCATTGACTCATATACTTCTGCCATTCTTCCCTTGATGTCAACAAGTAGCAGGGTTGCGTACTCTTGATCCAACTTGAAACCATTTCGTTCCTGCTCCGCAATGATGGCTGCAACCTTGTGCTCAAGGTCAACAGACTCTTGACTGAACTCCTTGCGGGTGACTTCCTCTGTCAGCCTACGGTACAGCAGCTCAGTGACTTCTACGTCTGCCGTACAGTATTCCACCAGAAGGTCAGGGAAAGGATTGTCAAAGCATTCACCCTTGTAAGCCTGCTGCCGTCCAGCAAGTTCTTCCCAGCGTGTAGCGTAGTCAATCTTTTCCTTCCCGAGTGTCTTCCCCCATGCCTCCAGGCTGTGTCCTTGCTCTCGACTCGGATCGAGCAGCCTTGACACTATTAGAGTATCGTAGCATTGGCTCAAACGAATCCTCGTCTGCCAAGTACGATTTAGGATCGGTGCATCGAACGCCAGAATGTTTTGGCCGATTATTAACGTAGCGTCCTTTAAATACGCCCCGAGGGTCGCGGCTTCCTTCCATGTCTTTATCTCTTTACTGTCAATGTCTTTAGTGATTACCAAGTGAATCGTACGGTGATCCGTCGATGTTTCGATGTCCAGCACTAGCCTTTTCATATCTGGCTTTCAGTTCTTCATACTCGTGGATTAGACTCTGGTGATTCCTTAGTAGCTCGTCATACTTCCCCTCCAGTTCCCACACCCGAGCCACGAGTGATTCTATGTCCATCATAATGTTTCCTCAACCTCAAGCATTCTGCCTGTGTAAGTGTCAAACAACAAGTGACACGCAGGGCCGGTGTAGCCATTGTACCTGTTCTTGGCCACCGAAACCTTTGTCGTGTGCCTGTCATTGTGATCCTCTGCCATGCTGTTGCGCTCCAGTGTAATCACTGCATCCGACAACTGAGCGATGGCCCCTGATCCCCGTAACTGAGACAACGACACTGCCTGTCCATCCTCGTGTCCTGCATTGCCCGTGGGCCTGCGAAGGTGAGACACACAGAATAGCGTAATCCCAAGTTCCTGTACCAGTGTCCGTAGCTTAGTCATCAGGTTGTCAATGGCCTTACGCTCGTCTCCTAAGTCCTGCCCTGACACCACGATACTGATGTGATCCAGGAACACAACCTTACAGTCCAAAGCCTTGGCCATATACCGGATACGGTTGAGCACATTCTCAATCTCCAGCGATCCGAAGTGGTCGAACAGGAACACCCTACCAGTTCCCAGAGTCGCATCGAAGGCATCCTTCAGTTCTTCGCCGGTCACTGGAGTATCTGGCAAGTGCAGCATCTTGTTAGCGTGTACTGACATGATGCTTCGTGCTGTCTTGCGTACAGACTCTTCCAGGAACATAGCTCCGATCTTCCAGTCCGTGGTCTTCAGCAGACCGTACAGGATTTCCCGCAGGAACTGACTCTTACCCAAGCCTGACCCGGCTGTGACGGTAATCAGTTCAGCGTCACGGATGCCATACAGCAGCTTGTTCAGTCCTTTCCACGGGTAATGCGCCTTAGCAGGCTGCTCGGGAGTGCTAACAGAGTCCCACAAATCAGCCGAGTTAACGATACCGTCCGGTACATAGACTTCTGCTTTCCACCACTCTGAAACAAATTCCTTAGTCGCGCCAGCAATGAGGTAGTCACAAGCATCTTTGAACCCCGACAGATGTTTTACGATCTTCGCTTTAGGCCCAAACAACTCAGCCACTTCTTTGGCTGCCTTGCGTCCAGGCTCATCAGCATCAAAGCAGATTACAATGTTCTCGAAACTGTCCAGCCACTCAAACTGTGTCTTACAGTCCTTCAGGGCTGCGTTAGCACCGTTACGGATAGACACAACAGGCCACTGACTCCCGGTAAGTTGGTAAGCAGCAAGGGCATCCAGTTCGCCTTCGACCAAAGTAACATACTTACCCCCTTGATGGAACAGGTTTTGACCAAACAACTTAGCCTGCTGGAAGTCTCCACGGATGGAGAACTTCTTCTCTTCTACATTCCTGACCTTGTAAGCGACGATGGCAGAATCATTGTCAAGATACGGGTAATAATGGTTTGAATCATCTTGCAGGACTCCGAACTTTTCACAGGTTTGTCGATTGATACCACGCTCAGGGATGCCCCTGACAGTGCCGCTAACGCTCAGGCTCTTAGCCTTGGGCGGTTTCGGTGCTTGTTGAGTGTCTTCCACGCTTACCCTCGTAGTGTTACAAGCGAAGCAGTGAGTGTGCCCGTCATCGTACAGAGCATTCGCGTCTGAACTGCCGCAGGACTCACAGGCAACATGCTTCACGAACTTAGATTCTGTCAAGATTTCTTCTCCACAGGAACAGCCAAAAGCCAATTAGAACCCAACATTCTAACAGATTTCACCCATTTTCGCATGTTTGCACGGTTTAATTCCACGCTGGCGTCAGGGTTATTCCACAGCTTGCGTGCCTTGATGAGCATTTTAATATTCATTCTGCACCTCTGCTGCTTTCTCGTCTGCTTCGTCTTCCAGGCGTTGCAGTGCCTTGGCGTTCAGGCTGTCCACAGGAAATTCCTTGTCGTCAATGGCCAGAGACAGGATAGAGGCTCGGTAGTTCCGGTGAATCTTAGCCTCAACCGTCACCAAACAGTCGCCCATGTAGGTTTCAAAGATAAAAGTCACGATGCCATCCTATAGAGTCCAATGTTAGCGAATGCGTAGCCAATGTAACAGACAAACATAGGCGTATTGCCTTTGTATAGCTGCTCCAGGGCTACGCCGAGGTAGATCAAGCCCGTTACAGCGATCAGCCATGCACTCATTGTATCACCTCCGCATCCCTGCAAGCGATCCAGTTGCGTGCGCTGTATTGGTCACGCTCACGAACCCAAAAGACAGCCTCATCAGGGTCAAACCACACCACATCGAACTGCTCACCGATGTGTTGACTGTACCAAAACAGACCATCGGAACAGCCTTTGACTTGAATCTTGATTACTTTTCGATCAGACATGATAAGACCACCACAAGAACAGTTGACAATAAGACGATCATCGATCATCGTCCCACTCAGACATCACACGGTTTATGTCTTTCATCACGACATCAAACCCATAAAGACGCATCAAGTCGACAATGGCATGGACAGTACCAAAGTAGTAGCATTCTTCCTGGAATGCTTGATTGTCACCTAGAGACCTCAGATATTCCCCTTCCAGGGTGCTCAGATCGTCATCAATGTGCATGATGTCCTCTTAAAAGTTAACATTAAAGGTTATTTTACATTATAAGTCTACTATTAATAGTCTACTTATAATATTAGTCTTTTATGTTGTCTTCCCTATACAGATCATTATAGACTACAACTTCGTCCGTGTCAACAGGTTCTTCGATGTCCACACAGTTCGCAAGGTCTTCCCTTGTCGTGACAGGCACATCGGCCATTGTGGACACCTCAGCGAAACACCCATTGCACAGGTCAAGGTAAGCCCCTGTGAGGGCATGCTTGCGGGTTGACTCATAATCGTTCAGGTTCTTATTGCAGCACTGACAGCGCATGTTAATCCTTTCAAGTGTTGTTTATTTACAACAGTGCATCTGACCACTTAGGGTTTACCCTAGGTTGTCTTGGATGCTTAACTGGTTCCAGCGGTTGACCTTTGAAGGTCGGAAAAGGCCAGTGTTTAAGCAATGAACAACGCTTCAGGCTACCTTGGTATTCCCCGACCCACGATAGCGCCTCTACGGGCCTTTTAAGGGCTTTCCTGACCCCTTCCTTGCCTAGATTGTTCTTAGCCATTGTCTAGACTCCTCAATTGCATCCTCTTCCAAGCCCTCGAATGTTCGGGATTGTAGGGTTTCTCCAGTGTCATAGTCTATTAGTTCTAGCTCATAAAAGCCAGGATTGTGGACTAGCCAAACGTGCACCACCTTGTCGAAGGTGCCGACAGAATAGATGAACTCCATGTTAGCCTTTCATTTTCACAATGTGAAACAGTCCCATCGGCTCACCATTGGCGTCAGGGTGATCATTCCACAATGCCCACAGTTTACATTGTGTACGGTCACTGTTGCGGTATGCAACAATGCCAGTTGACTTAAAAACAACAGCATACATTTAGAACCCTCCAGCAAGCAAGACACCCAACCCAGCGAAGACAATCACCAGGGCGATAGCGTCAACGATAGTTGACCCGAAGACAGTTGACTTTTGCATGGTTTAACCTTTCACAATCTTAATGACTTTGGCCATTTTGACACCGTGGGCAGGGTACGCGATAACGTCCACTGTCTTATCATAGCATGCGCGACAGCCGGAACACTTGCCAGCATTCTCATAGGCGCGACAGAGTGTAACACCATCAGGCAGGGTGTTAGCATCGGGCACGATAACGGAACCATGCAAGCCAGGGATGAAATCACCCGTGACACTGTCCGAAGAAAATCGAACCATGACATTGGGCAGCGCTTGCATCTCAGACAAAACCATTTGAAATTTAGGGAATTTATGCATGCGAGTCGGTAGCCAATGCTTGACCCACGGCGTGCGCTTCATAACCTCTAGAATCTTTTCGGCAAGCCCTAGCGTGTACATGTCACCCGAATCAAACCATCGGAAATATCTGTCAGAGTCTAGGGCCTTGACCATATCGTCAACCCACTCTAGGCGCTGCCAATCTTCCCGATTCTCAATCCGTGGCGCTTTGACATTCGGGTACCTGTAGTTGCCCGTGGTAGCGTAGCATCCCTTGCATGCGTCAACTAGTACGCCAGGAGACGCAAGGGAACCAGGGCAAGTGTCCAGGGCTTGCAGTGACCACGAACGAATTCCGTCAAGTTTGGATGTCACACTGATACGGATTGCCATGTTGTCCTCTGTAGGTTGATGATGTACGGATTGTGTCTGTGTTGTCTTACGTCTTGCTTACACTCGCTGAGACAGTGGCAGACCGTCAAGGCCTGAACGTGTCAGGATGTGGTCGTGCAGCTTAACCAGTGCTTTCTGCACTGCGTCACGCTCTGCATCGGTCAGACTCCCGAGGTCGTTGGTAGTTCCGTGGAATGCGTTGCGAATCCAATCAAGGGCGATCTCATGGGCGAATTCGCGTGGTGTGAGGTTGGCGATCTTCATGGTGTGCTCCTGGTGTTTACAGTGTGTTGACGATGCTGGTGAATTTATAGGCCTTGTGGGCTTCGATTGTGGCGCGTGGCGTGCCTAGTATGTCCGCGACCTGATCGGCGCTCCTGAGGGCTTTAAGGGCCGCTGCGCGGGTACTAAACAGTTCATTGTTGACCACATAGACTGTGGCGTTGTCGTTGATCATCTTTATGAGGGTGTCACGCTGGATCATCTTGCGCTCCTGTTAAGTGCTCACAAAATCGTGTGCTCTTACCCTATATGCATAATAGAATCGTGCCAGTTCTTGTAAGTGCTTGATTCTATTGGCATAGAGATTACCCTTATAGGGTTTACCCTGATAATAATGCACAAGATTGGTGCACAGAAATGCACTTGATTGGTGCGCTGATGGTGACGCTATAGGACGCTGGAGGCACCTCCATCGCCTCTCACGTCCTGCTAATGCAAACGCATTCTCAATAGACTTCATCAGTACACTGACGATCAGTACGCTGACAAGACCATGCAAGATCCGTGCCAGCCTATGAAGGTACCGGGGGAGGGGTCAGGCTCTATGAGTTTATTTTGGTGGAGCCTCTAGCGTTCACAAAAGAGTAAAAATAGACCTAAAGAAATAAGGGACAGAGTCGTCATGTAAGACACTGTAAGTGATTGTCAGCGTTAGAAAAATGGGGACAGAGTCAAAAGAGACGATGACGGAACACGGACACCCTGGAAGGGAGACGTTAGAGGGAGCAAATGAAAGAATTTTAACAAAAAGACAAGAAAAGACTTGACAAACAGACAAAGTTGTGTTATAATAGTACTATGATGTAAGCAAAGAAGGACTCTATAGACATAGAAGCCATAGAAGACATAGATGTTAAATATTATAAGTAATACATTATAAGTACTTATAATATTAACTATTAATAATTATTATTATAAGTTTACTTTATAAGTACTTATATGTAGGATTGTCTCCTTAAAGGATAAAGACACATGACCAAGCCAACAGGCAATAAGATCGGAAGACCGTCTAAATCTGACCTTGTCGAAACAAAGTCACGAACTTTAGGTAAACGTGGTCGTCCCCCAGGTGATGCAGCCATTATCAATGACTATAAGCTTAGGATGTTGAACAGTCCTAAGAGTGCTAAGGTCTTAGAGAAAATATACGAAGCTGCCCTTAACGATGAACATGCACACCAAGCTGCTGCTTGGAAGCTGATTGTCGATAGAATTGTCCCCGTGTCTGCTTTCGATCAAAGCAAGCAAGCTGGTCAAATGCCGTCTATTAGCATCAACATCTCTGGTCTTAATGATCCCAAGGTGTCTACGTCCGATGAAGTGATTGACGTATGACAGCCTTAAACTTTCAACTACTGAACTGGCAAAAGACTGTCTTCACCGACAATACTCGCTTCAAGATCGTGGCTGCTGGCCGTCGATGTGGTAAATCCCGACTGTCTGCGGTTACGCTGCTCATAGAGGCTTTAAACTGCCCTGAAGGCTCTAGCGTGATGTATGTGGCCCCTACGATGGGTCAAGCTAGATCGATTATCTGGGAACTGTTGCATGACCTCGGTAGGCCTGTCATCAAGTCCAGCCACGTGAACAACCTTGAGATTACGCTTCTCAATGGTCGTAAGATTCTTGTTCGTGGTGCTGACAATCCTGACAGCCTTCGTGGTGTGTCTTTGACTTATCTGGTGCTTGACGAGTGCGCCTTCATTAAGCAGGATGTGTGGGAGAAAATCCTTCGTGCTGCTTTGTCGGATCGCAAGGGTCGAGCATTGTTTATTTCCACTCCGTCTGGGCGTAACTGGTTCTACGATGTCTTCCAACTCGGACAGTCCGGTGAGGACGAAGAGTGGAAGTCTTGGCACTTTACCACCCAAGACAACGAAACGATTGACCCAAAGGAAATTGAGGCAGCCAAGCGAACACTAAGCTCCTTTGCTTTCAAGCAAGAGTACTTGTCTTCGTTTGATACCGCTGGTGCTGATGTCTTCAAGGAACAATGGTTCAAGACTGGAAAAGAACCTCAGTATGGTTCTTATGTCGTGGCTATTGACTTGGCAGGATTTGAGGATGTAGCAAAGAACGCAAGTGCTGCCAAGAAAAAGCTGGATGAATCTGCAATTGCTATCGTAAAGGTGACAGATGACGGTGATTGGTTCGTACACAAAGTTGTTCATGGTCGGTGGGATATACGAGAGACTGCCGTAAATATCCTGAAGACTGTCAGAGACTACGAGCCTATTGCTGTTGGTATTGAGCGTGGTGCGCTTAAGAACGCTGTATTGCCTTATCTCAACGACTTGATGAGAAAGAACAACATCTATGCACACATTCAAGACCTTACTCACGGCAACAAAAAGAAAACTGATCGTGTTATTTGGGCGCTGCAAGGGCGCATGGAACACGGTCGTGTCACTTTTAATGAAGACGAAGATTGGGACGAACTGAAGGATCAGTTGATGATGTTCCCCACCAACGGCGTACACGACGATCTGGTGGATGCTTTGTCTTACATTGACCAATTAGCTGTCGTGTCCTACCAACAGGACTACGAAGAAGACGAATACATTATCCTTGACAAAATAGCGGGGTACTAATGAAACCTGGACTGTACGCAAACATCAACGCAAAGCGTAAACGCATTGAAGCCGGTAGCGGCGAGAAGATGCGTAAGGTTGGAGCCAAGGGTGCTCCCACGGCTAAAGACTTCAAGGATGCGGCTAAGACCGCTAAGAAAGGTAAGAAAAATGGCTACTAAGAAAATGATCCCCATGAAAGAGTTTAAGCCCTGTCCTGGTTGTCCTACTCCGGCCAAGTGCAAGAAAGCCGGAAAGTGTTTAGCTAAGGCTAAGTAATGGCTACCAAGGACTCCCGGCTTACCCGTGCAGGCGTGAGTGGCTATAACAAGCCTAAGCGCACGCCAGACCATCCTACCAAGAGCCACGTTGTTGTGGCCAAGGAAGGAGACAAGGTTAAAACAATTCGTTTTGGGCAGCAGGGAGTTACTGGTTCTCCTGAAGGCTCTAAACGCAATGAGGCTTTCAAAGCTCGACACGCTGCTAACATCGCCAAAGGCAAGATGTCTGCGGCTTATTGGGCCAACAAGGAAAAGTGGTGATGGAATACGATAACAAGAAGGAAGAGTTTGAGGAGCCGACAGAGAACGAGAAAGAACTCACGGCTTGGATTACCGACCATATCATGCGGTGGCGTGACCATCGTGATGCCAACTACCTAGATTCTTGGCTTGAGTATGAGCGTATCTTTCGTGGGCAGTGGGATTCAAATGATCGCACTCGTGATTCGGAACGCTCTCGCATCATCAGTCCAGCCACCCAACAAGCGGTAGAGACTCGTCACGCTGAGATTGTAGAGGCTATCTTCGGTAACGGAGACTTCTTCGACATCGAGGATGATGTTCGTGATGTTGACGGCTCCCCGCTGGACATTGAAGCCCTTCGCAAGCAGTTGATGGAGGACTTCAAGAAGGACAAGATCAAGAAGTCTGTCGATCACATCGAATTGATGGCAGAAATCTACGGCACCGGCATCGGTGAAATCGTGGTCAAGTCCGAGATGGAGTACATTCCTGCTACTCAGGCCATTCCCGGTGTCACGGATGCGGCTGCTATCGGCGTTCAAGAGCAAGAGCGTGTAGCTATCAAGCTCAAGCCGGTCAATCCTAAGAACTTCCTGATTGATCCGAACGCTGAAAGCATCGAAGAAGCCCTCGGTGTGGCCATTGAGAAGTATGTCTCTGTCCACAAGATCGTTGAAGGTATCGAAAACGGTATCTACAAGAAGGTAGACATCACTACCGGATACGAAGATCAGGAGCTTGAGCCTACTCAAGACCCGAAACAGTTCCAAGACGACAAGGTAAAGCTGGTCACATACTACGGTTTGGTTCCCAAAGAGTACCTGTCTCAAAACGAAGAGGAAGAATACGAAGAGATTTTCCCTGAAAACTCTGTCGGTGACAAGTATGCCAACCTAGTTGAAGCCATTGTCGTGATTGCCAACGACAGTATGCTGCTCAAAGCCGAAGAAAATCCTTACATGATGAAGGATCGGCCTGTGGTGGCTTACCAAGATGACACCGTTCCTGGCCGTTTCTGGGGCCGTGGCACGGTTGAAAAGGCTTACAACATGCAGAAAGCCATTGATGGGCAATTACGCGCCCATATGGACTCTCTGGCCCTTACAACGGCACCCATGATTGCGATGGACGCTACGCGCCTGCCTCGTGGAGCCAAGTTTGAGGTTAAACCCGGTAAGGCTATCCTCACCAACGGCAACCCTGGCGAGATTCTGTTCCCGTTCAAGTTCGGTCAAACCGACGGCAATGCCGTGAATGCGGCTCAGAACTTTGAGCGGATGCTGTTACAGGCCACTGGAACCGTTGACAGCGCAGGAATGCCCTCCAATGTGCCCCGTGACGCTGGCGCAGGCGGTATGAGCATGGCGATGGCTGGAATTATCAAGAAGTACAAGCGTACGCTGACGAACTTCCAAGAAGATTTCATGATTCCGTTCATCAACAAGGCTGCTTTCCGCTACATGCAGTTCGATCCTGACCGTTATCCGACGGTGGATATGACGTTTGTACCAACTGCTTCGCTTGGCATCCTTGCCCGTGAGTTTGAACAGCAGCAAATGATTGCCCTGTTGCAGACTTTAGGCCCGGATACGCCTGTTCTGCCTCTGATTCTGCGTGGAATCCTCCAGAACAGCAGTCTGAGCAACCGTGGTGACCTTCTGGCGGCTCTGGAGCAGATGTCTCAGCCCAATCCGCAGGCTCAAGAGGCTGCAATGCAGCAGCAACAGGCTCAGATGGCTCTGGTGCAGGCTCAGTTGCAGGAATCCCAGGCTAAGGCAGCACGGGAGCAGGCAGAGGCTCAGAAGGCCGCTGTTGAAGCTCAAGTTACGCCGCAACTGGCTCAAGCCAAGCTCATCGCTGCCCTGTCTAACAACCTTAATGAGAACGACGAGTCTGCTGACTTTGCCCGTCGGGTGAAATTAGCCGAGATTGCGCTCAAAGAGAAGGACATTGACAGCAACGAACGCATTGCTTTAGCACAAATGTCAAGAAAACAGTAAAAAGTACTTGACAAAAGTGTAAAAGTTTGGTATAATATACTATTATGAACTTTATAGGACTCCTTCATGGAACAATCCTTACAACAGTATTACGAGAATCAGTTTACTCTCTTCATCCAACCCGGATGGACTGACTTAGTAGAAGACTTGCAACGATTAAAAGATAGCATCAACGATTTATCACTGGTAACGGACACACAAGACCTTTACTTCCGGAAAGGCCAGTTGGACATTCTTGAACTAATCTTACGACGCAAGCAAACCTGCGAGGAAGTCTTTAAGCAGTTGGAGGAAGAAGAATGAAACGAATGTTTGAATTCGTCTGTGAAAACGGGCACTCGTTTGAGAAACTGATTGACGATGGTATCCGTAGCGTGAAGTGCATCCACTGTGACACTACCGCTACTCGCGTTGTTTCTGCCCCTCGCGTGAACCTAGAAGGCATTACCGGGGCTTTCCCTGGTGCTTACAGCCGATGGGAGCGTGTGAGGGTGGAGAAACAGCAACAAGAACGCAAGAAGGCCGCCTCTCACGGCGAATAACCCGCTTGCATTAGATTATCCTAGAACCCGTATGGGCAGGAAAGGTTAGGTATGGCTCTTATTGAAAATGAAGACATGTCTCAGCAAAGCGAATTAGAGGCAGTTGAACAACAGCAGGCTCAAGCAGCCGCTGCACCAGAAGCTCCCAAGATTCCCGATAAGTACAAGGGTAAGAGTCTTGAGGAGATTGTGACGATGCACCAAGAGGCTGAAAAGCTCATTGGTCGTCAGGCACAGGAGGTTGGTGAGGTTCGACGATTAGCTGATGAGCTACTGAAGCAACAACTCTCTCAGAAGAAAGAGAAGCCTCCAGAAGTAGAAAACGAATTAGACTTTTTTGAAGACCCCAAGTTAGCCGTTCAAAAGGCTGTAGCAAGTCATCCTGATGTTTTAGCTGCCAAGCAAGCTGCTACGCAAATGCGTCAATTACAGACGCAAGCAGCACTGGCTAAGAAGCATCCGGACTTTGCTAATGTGGTTCAAGACCCTGAGTTTGCAGCGTGGGTTAAATCTTCTCCGATGCGCGTGAACATGTACGCACTGGCTGATGCACAGTACGACTTTAACGCTGCTGATGAGTTGATTTCTACCTTCAAGGCTATCAAAGGCACTCGTACTAACGAAGCGGTTACGGCTGCTAAGGAAGTTCGACAGACCGAGATGAAAGCCGCTGCTGTGGATGTAAGTGGAACCGGGGAGTCTTCTAAGAAAGTTTATCGCCGTGCCGACCTTATCCGGCTACGCATGACAGACCCTGCCCGTTACGAAGCCTTACAACCTGAAATCATGGCTGCGTACTCTGAAGGGCGGGTTAAATAAATAACTTGTTTTAGGAGAATCAAATGCCTTTAGGTACTAATAACGTTACCGTTACCACCGCTGCTACCTTCATTCCGGAGGTATGGAGTGATGAGATCGTTGCTGCTTACAAGAAGTCTCTTGTTGCCGCTAACCTCATCAAGAAGATGAACTTCAAGGGCAAGAAGGGTGACACCGTTCACATTCCCGCCCCCACCCGTGGTGATGCTTCGGCCAAGGCCGCTGGCAGCCAAGTGACCCTGATCGCCGCTACCGAAGGCGAGAAGACGGTTGCTATCGACCAACACTGGGAATACTCGCGTCTGATCGAAGACATCGTGGAAGCCCAAGCCCTGTCGTCGCTGCGTCAGTTCTACACGGACGATGCTGGCTACGCTCTGGGCCGTCAAGTGGACACGACCCTGATCCGTCTGGGCCGCAAGGTTCAAGGCGGTGGCGGTACGGCTGCTTACAGCGGTGCTTTCTCTGGTGCTGACGGCACGACGGCTTACAACGCCGGTGCTAACACGGGTTCTGGCGCTCTGACCGACGCCGCTATCCGTCGTTCGATCCAGCGTCTTGACGACCAGGATGTGCCGATGGACGGTCGTTTCCTGATCGTTCCCCCGTCTACCCGTAACACCCTGATGGGCATTGCTCGTTTCACCGAGCAGGCTTTCGTGGGCGAGCAAGGCGGTAACAACACCATCCGTAACGGCGAAATCGGCAACGTGTACGGCATCCCCGTGTTCGTGACCTCTAATGCTGACACGACCTCTGGCTCTACGGCTACCCGGATCTGCTTGCTGGCTCACAAGGACTTCGCTGTTCTGGTTGAGCAGATGGGTGTTCGTACCCAGACCCAGTACAAGCAAGAGTACCTCGGTACGCTGTTCACGGCTGACGTTCTGTTTGGCTGCGACGAACTGCGCGACGGCGCTGCTGTTGCTCTGGCTGTTCCGGCCTAAGTAAACAACTAGGGAGGACTCCTACGGGGGTCTTCCCTTTTTGTCATTGGAGAATTGAATGAAATTCATGTGCAAATATTCCGGTTCTATCTATTCGTTTGAGTTTGAGCACGACATCAAGGCAATGCTGACGCATCCTGACTATGTTAAAGTAGACGAAGAAGAAGTCAAAGAAGAAGAATCTGCGCCTAAGCGTGGTCGTCCTGCTAAGAAAGACGAAGAATGAGACAAGTATCCGTAGGTAACAACCTAACAGCCGCGACAAAGACCACTGTTTACACTGTTCCTACGGGTTATTATGCTCTGTGGAACTTGTGTTATATAGTGAACCACACGGGCAACAACAAAACCATTGATGTGTTCTGGTACGACAAGAGCACCAATGTAGAGATTAAAGTATTAGACGGTTACCTTCTAAGCCCAACACAGTTCCTTAAGTTTAACGAAGGTGCTTATATTGTCTTAGAAGAAGGCGATGAAATTAGAGTAGAGTCGGAATCAGCCTCAAGCATGAGCACGATCAACACTTTTGAAGTCATAAGGAAAGCATAATGGCAACTCGTTTAATGACTGAAGACGAATTAGAATTTAACGCCGATTCTTTGTTTCCTTTTGGCGAAAGCACACAATCTTTAGTTCCACAGGCTGTGCTGTTTGGTGACTCAATGAGTGAGTATGTTGGATATAATCCAGACGGAACACCAGATACTAAGTACGGAAGTTCAGTCGCTGATGTAATTGCAAACAACCTCGGGATTCAGGTTCAGAACCTTGCGACTGGCGGAGAAACATCTAACGAGGCTCTTGCTGGTGGCGCTAAGTTTGGTGCTTTCCAGTCTTACATCGAACAAAACAGGCCGCAGTACGCAATTATCCGTTACGGCGCTGCTGATGCTATTAAAAATCAAGACCCGGCCATCACCTTGCAAAGTGTTCAGCAGATGGTGGACATTGCTAGGGCGAACGGCGTAACACCGATTATTGTGGGCGTGTCTGAGTTGTATGGCGCTCAGAACTCCAAAACTGGAAATATTGCTGGATACATTGATCCTGCCGCAGAACAGCGCGCAAACCAGATTAATGACGGACTAAGACAACTGGCAGAGTCTAACGGCCTTTCTTTTACTGATGTTCGTCAAGCAACCTCTGCTGGCACTGGTGATCTTCTGGACGGGGTTCACACTAACGCAGACTTCGGCAAGAAGATGGCAGATGCTATCTCTGAGGACATTGCTGCTAAGAATGTGATTGCAGAGGCTCGTGTTCCACAGCTTCCTCCGAATGTTGATTCGCTGTCAAACGAAGAGAAGGGTCGGCTATACAACGATTTTATCTCTCAAGGCTACACAGACGCACAGATTCGCACCGCTGCTAGGGCAGAGAGCGACCAGGACTGGAATGCTCTAAAGAGGATTGCTGCGGATGTAAGAAACACAACTCCGGCAGCTATTGAGCAACAAGCCACTATGCAGACACCACAAGGTGCTGCAATCATAAGTGAGCCGATGCCCCAAGCAAACAGGCTTGATCTGCAATCGCTAGTTACGCCTGAAGATGCTGCAAACATTAGGTCTGCGTACGAAATCGGGGCAGCGTATCCGATTGTTAGAGGTAATGAGGTTTACAGCTTCAATCCTGACGGGTCGATTGAATATACCCGCATGAATCCTGGTGGGATTGGCGCGACTCTCGGCCTGTATTCCGCGACAGGGGAAGAGATCGTTCCCCAATACTACAACGCCGACTTCGGCAAAACATCTAACGCAACTCGACTGCTTCAGGCTGGATTAGCTGCTGGCATTGGGGGCATTCTTGGCCCTGCTGGTGCTGGTCTTTTGAGTGCGCCTGTTGCGGCTGCTACCGGGGCGGGACTTACTTCTTATGGAGTTACAGGCGATCTAGAGTCTGCGCTAAAGTCGGCTGCTCTTGGTGGCTTGACCGCTTTTGGTATAGAAACCTTATTCCCAACTGCCGCGCAGACCGCTGCGAATACTGCTGTTGATCTTGCTGGTGCTGGAGCCTCTCAAGCTAATATTGTGAACGCTCTGGTTGAGCAGGGTGTCGGGGCTGTTACTGCATCACAGATCGCTGGCGATGCATTGGCTGGTGCTACGGCAAGACAGATTGCAACTGATTTCGCTGGCATCTCTGTCGGTGGAGCTGGCGCGGCTTCTTCTGGTCTTCCTAATATGGTTACGATCACAGGTGGGGCCAACCCTGCCAGTCTGTTAGCGACTGCCGCCCCTTCTGCGGCTGGTGCTATTTCTGGAGGTTTGTTGGGATCGGCTGCTCAATCGACCTCACCGAACCTTCTTTCGGACACTCAAAGCGTTACGGTTCAAGGAGCAACCACTCCGGCGCAGGTGCAAGCAACAGCCCCGGCTGCCGCGATTGGGGCAGGACTAACCCCAAGCCAAACGGTTCAGGTACAAACCACCACGGCCCCGGCTCAATCTGATGTAACAGCTCCTGCTGCGGTTGTCGGTGCAATCACGCCATCTCAAGCCGTTCAAGCACAGGCTCCTGCTCAACAGGTTCAAGTACAGACTACTACCGCTGCACAAGACATTACAGCAGACATAGCCAGTGCTGTGTTGTCTAGTCTTGTTGGACAACCCGTTAGCGTTGCAGGTGCTACGCAGCAAGTACAAGTAACTGGACAAGCTCCTGTTCAACAGGTTGCTCCAGAAGTTGCTGCTGCTTTGATTTCAGCAGCTACTGGACAGCAGGTAACTGTTGCAGGCCAAACTATCAGTCCTCAAACCACTCCTGAGACTGTTGGTGCAGCCACTGGTGGCTTGTTGTCGGATACAATGCAAACAGTTCCCGTCCAATCAACAACACTTCCGGCGGAAACACAAATTTCTGCTCCTGCCGGTGCTGCTGTTGGCGGTTTGTTGTCGAATATTGTTCAGACAGTTCCGGTTACGGGGCAGACAATGGCCACTACTCCTGCTGTACCAGAAACAGTTGGAAGCGTTATTGGAAGTTTGGTACCGACGCAAACAGTACCCGTTACAGGACAAACAATTGCTACACAACCAGAAGTTCCTACAACAGTTGGCGCAGCAATAGGCTCGATTGTACCAACTCAGACAGTTCCCGTAACCAGTTCTCCTTTGGCACCTACTCCAGAGGCTCCCTCGGTTATTGGTAGTGTTATTGGTAGTTTAGTACCTTCTCAGAGTGTTGCTGTTACTGGTACAACAGAACAAACACCTGTGGTTCCTCGTGAAGTGGTTGGTAGTCTGATTCCTACAGTGGTTCCTCCACCGGCGCAGCAGGTTACTGTCCAGTCAAAACCAATAGTGGAAGATGAGTTTACTCCGATATTAACTCCTCCTCCGGTGCTGCCTCCCAAGTTTGAAGTTCCTATTCCTGAGGTTAAAGTTGCGGAGCCTACAAAGCCTCTTGTTTCAACAAACGATTTATTAAAATTATTGACTTTGTTGGGAACAGGAACAGCAGGAACAGGTATGATGGGCGGTGGGACTAATATCGGTAGCATTCCTCCTTCAGACACGATGCTTGGAAGCACTACTCCGCAGTTTGGCCCGGACTACTATGCTGCAATTCAAAGATACTACAATGCCTATATGCCTGCATATCCAAGAAACGTAGCAGGCCCGTTACAACAATGGTACGAAAATAAATACGGAGCTTAAATGGCAACGATAATCACCAAGAACAGTAGCACAGCCTCTTCTGTACCTTCTGCGGGTTCATTGCAGCAGGGCGAGTTGGCTGTCAACGTAACTGACAAGAAACTTTATACCAAGGACAGTAGCGCCGCTGTTGTCAAGCTGGTGGGTTCCTTGGGTAACCAAGAAGCCAACGCTGCTGCTATTACTGGTGGTACTGTCGCTGGTGTGGCTCAGACGGGCGGAACCATCAACAACACCGTTATTGGTGGAACCACGCCTGCTGCGGGTACCTTTACCAACGTAACGGCTACTGTTGGCCTTTCTGG